GTATGCCTCACCCCATCTCGCGCCGGTTGCCAGCAGTAGGATCGCAATGCGGTAGTAATCGCCGGAACAAAGCGACAATAGCCGATCAACTTCTGACTGAGTGAGATATGACATTTCAGTCTTTGGCTCTTTCAGTGCAGCAACCGAGGACACAGGGTTCTCGCCGTGGAACTCGTCAATTTCAGCCATTGACTTAAAAATCCCACTTAATGCAAACAGGTCATGATTTATCGTTGAAGCCTTGATCCCCTGCTCTAACCTGTATGCCCGGTAATCAATAATGCATCGTGCATCGAGCTGGTAAAGCATGGGATCGCCCATGTCCTGACAGATACAATTAACCGCACTCAATCTGCGATTCGCATAGTTTTTGTTTCGTCCAATTAACTGCCACCAAAGCGCAATAAACTCGCTCAGTTTTCGTTTATCTGCCGGTTTATTCAGATAATCATGATTCTGAAATTTGGCAATGATACTGCGCTCAAATGCGTGCGCATCTGCCTTTCTTTCGAACTTCCGCCGAATGCGTTTTCCATCGCGCCCGCGCGGTCTTACATCCACTTCATAGCGTCCATCTTCGAGCTTCTTAACTGACATAATGAAGCCCTCCAATGGTGATGCGTGCCAAAGTGTGATCATTTTGCATACTGGTATGACAAGTTGTAACGATGCATTTATCACACAAATAACATGCGTAAATTGTTAACCAGTCTTTTGGTCTGAGTGCTGCGAGGTTGTTGCGCCTGGCCCAGAGTGTGCGAGAGCCGGTGCTATTTGGCCCCGGCTTTCGTCCGTACGGTCGTACATAAACCAGTCCTGATATTTATTGAATCTTGGATGACCAAATATTTTAACTGCCGCCTCCAGAGTCATTTTCGACTTATCACGTTCATATCCGTGATAGGTCGTATAGTTTACCCCTACTAAATCAACAAGTTGCTGCTTTGTTAGTCGCTCAGATTCGCGAATAAGGGCGAGTTTTTCGCCTTGAGAAATTGACACGATTACGAGATCTCCATATAGTTACCCGAATACGAGACATTCACCTCATATTGAGACAATGTCGCAAAAGCCATAAACAGACTTATTAAGCCTCATAAATGGTTAACTAAGGAGTCTAACAAATGCCAGAAAATCGAGATATCAAAACTATGTCGGATTTCCGACAAAATCCTCTAGAGCCGACACGAATCAAAGTTGTCTGCAAAATGACTGAATCTCAAGCTACAACTATCCGGGATATGAATACCGAGGAGTTGCAATCGCAGATTTTTGTTACACCGGTCGAGTTTGCATATCTGACGGGCCGCACATTGAAGAGCGTCCGTAATTTGATGGACCGCGCACAACTGCCAGTTCATCGCGAAGGGATGCCTGGTTCAAAACGTCCAAAGCGTTTCATCATGCTGCAAGAGTATTGGGCCGCCGTGGCACATTGCCGCGCCCTAATCACCCCGGAAGAAAAGCATTACATTGACCGTCTGATGCGTGACAAGAAAACCTATCGCCGAGTAACCGGCAAAGCGCTTCAATCCCATAAGCGCACCCGTCACAGTTCACCTCAACGCGCCTGCTAAAGGAAACGAAGATCATCATGGATATGACTCAATGCCCTTCATTCGCCAGCCTTTTAACCAAAGGCCAGCAGGTAACTCACCGTGCCCACACCCGTGGATGGATTGAAACCCCTGATGGGCGCTTCTTTCAGCCAAAGGCAACCGACGTGCAATTTATTAAGCATTGCCGCTTACCGTTTATGTCGCGCCCACGTAATAAGCGCCGCTGGTTCGCCCGTCTTATGGGCATCTGTTTTTAGTCTGGGAGTGGTGGATATGTTTTTGGATGTGACCGGTCAGCAACCAGGACGCCGCAAATTTTTAGAGCAACGCGCCCGACTGCAAGAGAGCGTTAACGCGTCCCGCGCAAATGACACGGCAGCCCGCTTTAATCGACTGGATGATACCCGCAAAAAAGTGGTCTTCATTCTGGCGAACGATGCCGCCAGTCGCGTGGCCGGTTTACCACAACTAACCCGCAGCCATCTAAACACAACCTTTGAAAATCTGAGTGAAGCGGAACAAACCAGCCTGATGATGGGCATTAAGCGCCTCTCAGAGTTCGCCGCGTCATTGCCGTGGGAATTTGAAGACTACGCCGCACCCCGTGCAGAAATGCAGGCGCTACGCGATAAGCCGCCAGAGACACAAAAAGCAACCAACTAACAAATAACTGACCACAAAAAGAAACAGGCGCTAACGCGTCGGGCTTCTTGCACCCTGGAGAAAGTAAAAATGATTCGTTCGCTTGTTAAATGGCCTGGTGGTAAAAGCCGCGTAATCCCTGATCTACTGCCGGTACTGCCTAAAGCTGATTGCCTCGTTGAACCGTTCGTCGGCGGCGCTTCTGTTTTCCTCAATACGGAATACCGCCGCTATATCCTGGGTGATATCAACCCTGACTTAATAAACCTTTATCGTCAGATAACCCGCTGGCCTGACGCGGTGATCGATGCCGCCCGCCCATTATTCAAGGTGTACGGTGATAAAGAGGGTTACTTGTGGATCAGGGAGGATTTCAACGCCCGTGCCCGTGATTATCTTTCTTCGCGTGAAGTGTTTGAAAACGGACCTGACGCGGGAAAAATTCTTCGCGCTGCGCAATTCCTTTACCTGAATCGCCACGGCTATAACGGCGTTGTGCGCTACAACCGCCAGGGCGGATATAACGTTCCATTTGGTAAACATAAAACCCCGCCATACTTCCCCGAAGAACAGATCCGCTTGTTCACTGAAAAGGCCAACGACACGAAAGCCGTTTTCGTTTGTTGCGACTACCAGAGCACATTAAAAATCATGATTGGCAGCGATGCCGTTATCTACTGCGATCCGCCGTACCTGCCAGCAAGCGAAACAGCCAATTTTACCCAGTATCACACCGCCCCGTTTGGTGAGAAACAACACCGCCAGTTAGCTGCGGCCCTGCTGACTGCCAACCGCCTGACTGGTTCGCCGGTGATCCTGTCAAACAGTGATACCCCCGCCACCCGTGATATTTACAGCGCTTTCAAATTCCAGGGAATCAGCGTTAACCGTTCGGTTAGCGCGAACGCCATTACCAGGGGAGCCGCCAGCGAGGTGATCGGCGTCCTCAAAGTGTGCGACGGCTGCGGGCGTGCCGGTGGTGGTTGCTGTCCTGATTGCGGCCCCTGTGCCGGATATTCACCCTGGATAGGCTTCGATCCCGCAAAAGATGTCGAGGTGTTTTGATGGCTACCCGTTTGCAGATTTCATGCGCCGCCCCGCTGGGCGTAAGCAAGCGTGCAACCGCTGAATTAAGCCAGTACGCGAAAGGCCGGAAAAATTACTCCCGCATCGTGCCACATCATTACCTGGTGATCCGTCTGGGCCGCCGCTGGCGCCTGCTGAGTAAGGACGGAGGCAAGGCCTGGTCACTTCTGACCCACGAAAAGTACAACGTGGAGAGGAAAAAGTGACAGTTGCTTATTACAACGAAATAGATCCATTTGCGGCCCAGTGGCTACGCAACCTTATCGCTGCCGGTCTTATCGCCCCTGGCATTGTTGACGAAAGGAGCATTGAAGATGTCAGACCCAACGACTTACGCGGATTTACTCAGGTCCATTTCTTCGCAGGGATTGGTGTTTGGTCATATGCCCTGCGCCGTGCTGGCTGGCCGGACTCCCGCCCTGTCTGGACCGGGTCTTGCCCATGCCAGCCTTTCAGCGCGGCAGGCAAAGGGCAAGGGTTTGCTGACGAGCGGCACTTATGGCCCTCCATGCATTGGCTGGCTGGGCAGTGCCGTCCTCTCGTTATCTTTGGCGAGCAATCTGCAAGCGCTGACGCAAACGACTGGATCGACCTTGTACAAGCTGACATGGAAGGAATGGGTTATGCCTTCGGGGCGTGCGCGTTTCCGTCTGCGGGCGTCGGTGCGCCGCATATACGAGACAGAGCTTACTGGGTGGCCCACACCGACAGCAAACGCATGGAAGCATCCGAGCAATGCGGGCCAAGAGGGTGGGTTGAACTTGCAAACGGCGGCGGTGCTGGCTGGCTGGCCGACACCAGCGGCAAGGGATCACAAAGGGGGTTATCAGGGCGGGAGGATGCGCAACGGGAAATTATCAACGGACACCCTGGACGTTGTCGCCCAGATAGCGGATGCGGCCCGCTTAACGGCTTCTGGGGATCTGCTGACTGGTTGTTGTGCAGGGATGAAAAGTGGCGGCCAGTTGAACCCGAACTTGCCCCGCTGGTTGATGGGGCTTCCGCCAGAGTGGGAAAAATTCGCGCCTACGGAAACGCCGTTAACGCTGAAGCGGCAACGGCGTTCGTAAGAGCTTACATGATGGGGGCGTCCAATGTCTGACGTCTTCGCATGGGACTGGAACAAGCCCCGCCCCGCTATCGGGGCGTATAGCTTTGAATCCGCAAAACTCGCCCCGCTTGCCGGGGCGGTTGCGCGTCATCCTGCCGTTGAAAGGCATATCGACCGACTGATCAAGCGCGCGGGTTACAACCCTAATGAGGTTCGCAACCGTGAAGCGCTGATCCTTGC